GTCGAGGTGTCGATGCCCTCGATGAGGGCCTTCACCTCGGCCATGATCTCGGCCTTAAGCGCAGCGAGGGCTGCTTTGAACTCCTCTTCGTTCATCTCTATATCTCCCGTTCCGGCCTCGTTGGCCCTCGGCATGTTGCACACCCTGCATGCGCCACGCTCCACGCTGGCGAGGCCGCTGAACCATAGGCTCACCGCCTCGTTGCGCTTGGTCGTGGGGTTATATGCCTCCTTTCCACCATGCTCCACGCTGACGGCCAGCGGTTTGCCCATTTTGGCGCGTGCGAGCGCCTTGGCCGATGCGTCCATGCCGGCCTGTGTGGAGTGGTCATAGAACACGTCCCCGAGGATGGCCCCCGGCTCGGACATGCCCTCCTCCATGTAGGAGGGGTCGAAGCGGACGTTCCTCACGTCCCCTATCAGATCCAGGATGCTGCGCGGCTGGCCCCCCGAGTGGCGGGCCCAGAAGCCGGTGGACGTCCAGTTCGTGCAGTACTCTGCCAAGACTTTAGCCGGATAATACAATGGAGTGCCGACGTGAGAGTCGGTCCACTCGCCCACGGTCAACAATGGCACGTCCTGGACGAGCATGCCTCCGTCGACCTCGATGTATTTGGACATCGAGAGGTCGCGGTTCAACATCCTGGTCCTCATGCCGGACCTCCGTCGTCTGGCAGTAGAGTGCACCTGCACCGCTTGTGTGGCTCTGGTATCCTATCCATTCTGTACCTCTTTCCATGACGCAGTCGGCAGATGTCGCACACCCGCTCGTCCATGGCGGTGTACCATGTCACCATGGCGATGCCGTTGAGCTTGTAGACCTCGGTCATCGTCTGCCGATGTACCTCGATGGTCTGATCGCTCGCTCCGATGGCTGCCCGGTTTCTCGGGCCGGCCACTGCCTCCTTGATCTTGACGCGCAGGGACGCCTGGTCCTCGTCGCTCTGTTCGATCAGTGCCGAGATGAGGCGTTGCTTGAGGTCGGCTGCCACCGATTCCGCATGGGCGGTGGCGATCGTCTCCGCCTCCGCCGACACCGTTCGGGAGACCAGCGAGTACATGGTCTCGCGGTCGGGGTCTATCCCAAGTACCTTGAGCAGCACCGACGATCGCACCACGCCCCGGCGGACGCTGTCGCGGACGCGCTCCACCGCCAGGCGCTTTGCCAGCGTGCTGTATTTGTCGATCTCGTCGGATATCAGCCGGGCGAGGGCGCCCAGCGGCATCTGCTCATCGTACCTCTTGAGAATGGTCGAGACCGCCACGTCGATGTTACGCTGGGCCTCCTTGATGTTACGAGCCTCCACGGCTCGCATGCCTGACGGATTGCGCGGGTCGACCCGCTTAATCGGAGACGCCATCCCATCCTCCTATCCCGGCCAGTACATCCTCGGTATCATCCTCGTCCACCGGCAACCGCAGCCGCTGTTGCGCCCATGCCCTGGACGCCAGCGGTCTGATCGGGTCAGCGTTCAATACGGCCGTGACATACTGCACCTCACGCAGCTCGTCCTCCGGCGAAATGTCATTGAATCGGAGCCTGACAGCGCCGGGTCTGCCCGTTATCTGGTCGATGAGTTGGTCATTGTAGATCCGTTCGAGTCGTTTCTGGATGGTGCCGATCTTGTTCTCGAATACTCTCTGCCGCACCGTGGCCGTGGCCTCAGTGCTCCCACGCCCAAGGCCCAGGATCTCCTCCGGCACGCCTAGGGCGCACGCCATCCGCTGGATGGTGAGATCGCTGTAGATCTTGGTGTTGGCTACCCCGGCCGAGTCGAGCACGGTGATCTCGGTGTCTCGGCCTGTCACCAGCTCGCTGTTGGTCTGCAGCGCGTCCAATTGATCAGCGATGCGATCCAGGACCGTCTGCGGCACGTCCTCGCCCGGCTGCCCTACCCTCGCATGATATCGAGGCTTGCCGTGTGCCTCGATCGAGTCGACCAGCGATGAGATCATGCGAGTGTCGCGATCGATGTCATCTTTGGCCGAGGCGATCAACGATAGCCCGTATTTGGAACCGCCCGAATGGAACAGGGAAATGTGCAACATGTCCCTCGGCTCGATACGGATGGACTGCTCGCGCATCGTCCCGTCCAAAAACTGCTCATAGTGGAGTAGCCGCCCGTACTCGTCCGTGATGATGTCGAACATCCTGGCCGGGCGGGGGATGATGGCGACGATGTCGTTGGCCCGGCTCCCCGCTCCCCTCGCCAACTCCTGGAAGGCATCGCCGAACACCAGGGCGTCGACGATCCCCTGCCATATGGATGAGGAGATGTCCAGCTCGTCCAGTCTGTCCTCCACCTCCTGGACCAGCGCCTCGTCCTCCCCATCGACGTACCAACCATTGCTCATCGTCATGAGCGCGTAGGCGTCGATGGCCTCGCGGACGGGGCCGCCCTGCAGGTAGCGCGTCTCCAGCTCGACCAGTTCCTTGTACGAGCGGTCGCGGCGTGAGAAGATATCGCGTGCGCTCTTGCGCTGCGCGCTCGGGTATGTGCGAAGTTTGGCNCCACCCAACGCCATCGACANACGCTTTGCTAGCCCGACGGACCGCATCTCATGTGAGGATAGATGTCACGTGGTTATAAACATCCACTATTAGACAACCGCGAGTTATCGACGGCGAGATGCGTACCGCAGGAGGCGCGAGGGGTCGGAACGGCGGGCAAGCTCGTTGAACGCTCCCGATGCGGCGTCCACTCGATCGTCGTGAATGCCGCGGGGGAACGCACACAACTCGTCGATGAAATCGTTGTAGTCCCACGGTCCCCGAACGATCATTACATTGCCGGCCTCACAGGCGGCCGAGAACGGGGCGGCCCGCTCGACCTTGCTGCCGGTCGCTCGCACGCCGCGGAAGTCATAGCCGACCAGGACGCGCCTCGCATAGTGGTCGATCGTATCCTTACCGCTGCTGCCCGGCTCCTCCTCCATCCGTATCGGCGTCCCCGTCCCGTCCCTGGCCGCGGTGGCGGCGATGAGGTCCTCGTTGCCCTTAGGGGTCAGTCTAGCATGCTGCATATCGATGATCCAGTAACGGCCGTCCTTGGCGGCCATGAGGCAGCCGGCGGTGTAGTCAGGATCATTGCCGTCGGTCGCCTCGGTGGCCGCCCGGTCCCAATATCGGACGGTGCGGGCATCCCGTGGCCAGTCATCGACGAGCGCGTTGGCGAACCACTGTCGCTGGAACATGCCGCCCTCTTGCTCCTCAAGGAACACGCACTCGTACTCCTGGGCGAACATACGGGAACCGAGCGCGGCCCTCTCGGCCGCCAGGAACTCTTCAGATATGCGGGGGTTCTCGGCCGCGGTGATCATTACCTTCTCCCATTCATCCGACGACCACGCCTCCCAGAAGTGTCCTCGACGGCCTCGCGGGGTGGAGAGCATGTCATACTCGCCATCGGTTATCGCCAGCATGGGGCGGATGGCGGTGTAGATGTCGTCGGATACGGAGGCGGCCTCGTCCTCTATGATGAGATCGACCGCTGAATAGCCGCGGATGGTGCGCTCGTTCGACGGCAGCGAGATTATTCGGGAGCCTGTGGCAGTCGTCAGCGATAGTCTGTTGTCCTCGGTGAGCTCTGGCCGCTCAGGCAGGATATTTAGGAGATTGGTCACCTTGCGGAACAGCTCGCTGGACTGACGCAGTGATGGTGAGATGAGGATGATCAGCGAACCGTGGTAGAACAGGGCGCGGTGCAACGCCTTGATGGCCGCCACGGTCGATTTGCCGCTTTGTCTCGCGCAGTTGAACACCTTACGCTTGGCCGGGCTGCGTAGGACTCGCACCTGCCATGGGTCGGGGAGGAAGTCGAGGTTATTCTCTGCCCACGCCGCAGGGTCGAGCGCCCACCGCAGCGTGGACCTCCTCATTTCAATTCCTCCAATCTCTTTAGCAGCTTTTCCTTGAGCTCCGGCGCTTCGTCAAGAACTTCGAGAACGAGCGGAAGAACGTCCTCTTCCTTTAGCTCCGGCTCGCCGGTCCGGTCGCGAGTTTCGACATATTGACGGACGCCCCATTCCTTCGGATATCGTCGNTCTAGGATCGCCAGCGTGGTGCGGGGGTCGCGCTCGGCNGCCTTNGACAACAACATGATGAGNCGAGGCTTGGCCTTGGCTTGCGCGCGCGCGATCTCCTCGAAAAACTTTACATATTCGGACCTCTTCCCGGCCGCCTTGTGCTCCCTGGCTCGCTCCTGCCATTTGTAATAGGTAGCGTCGCTGATCTCAGCGTATGCGCACGCATCTGATATGCTACATGACGCTATTAGCGCCTGCATCAGCTTGTTCTTGGTCTCCTCGGTCAGTTTTGATGGTCTTCCCACCCTGCGGGTCATGTACGCACCGCCTTCTTGTTAGTGAATTCTTCATAGCGCCTTACAATGATGTCGCAATAATTGGGAGATATTTCCATGATGCGGCATCTGCGACCCAGCTGCTCGCAGGCGATGAGCGTCGTGCCGGAGCCACCGAAGGGTTCTGCTACGATGGAGTCTTTGGTGCTCCAAGTTTTGAGCATGAACGCAGGTAACTCCACCGGAAAGATTGCGGGGTGATTGCCCGTCTGCTCCGATTGCCCTATCGCTCTTGTGATTCTGACGACAGAATCGGGAATTTTTAAGGATTGTCCAAATTTATCGAGAGATGATACAGGCTTCAAGGTTCCATCGCGGTTTCTGAAACTCTTGTGAGCGTTTCCTTTTCCCTCCGTTACAGTCTCGACCCATTTGTTCATTACACCCTTCTTATTATTGAAGTGAAAGATGAACTCGTGAGTTGGGGCGAGCCTCCCGCCGTGTTCGCCGCACATGCCGAAGCCTTTATCCCACACATACAACCCGAACAGCGGCCACCCGATGCTCTCACAATGCGCTAACCAGTTGTTCCAGTAGAAGTCCACCCGCCGGTCCTTGTACGACGGCCCGAGGACAAAGAGTGCGTGGGCGTTGCTCTTGAGCTTGGGGAAGAACGCCGAGGACATCCCGAACATCAACGCGTCCCAATCGAATTCACCTATCTCATATGTCCGTTGATCAGAATAAGGGGGCGATGTCACGATGATGTCGATATGCTCGCCGCCCATCAACCGCTCCACGTCCTCCTTCTTCGTGCTGTCGCCGCACAGCAGGCGATGCTCCCCCAGAATGATGAGGTCCCCCGGCTTGGTGATCGGCTCGACGTCATCGTCGATCGCGGCGTCCACGTCGAAGTCATCCTCCTCTGTCTTCTTCTCAGTGTGCTTATCGCTGAACCCGAAGATGGTCATGTCGAGGTCCGGCAGCTCCAGCTTGAGGTCCTGTATGTTTATCTTCAGCAGGTCTTCGTCCCATCCCCCGGCGATGACGGTCTGATTATCGACGAGCGCGTAGGCACGTGCCTCGGCGTCACTCATCTCCAGCTCGATTATCGGGACCTCCGCATATCCTAACTCTTTGAACGCCTCCAGGCGGCCGTGGCCGGCGATGATTAAACCCGTTCCCTTCTGGACGAGGAGGGGTTGCGTGGGCTTGAACCGCTTGATGCTCTCGAGTATCGCCTTCTTATTGTGCTTCTTGGGATTCTTCTCCCATGGCTTAACCTCGTTAATTGGGACATATTTTATCTCCAATTTTCTCGATGTTGACAGTTGTTCCACCTTGCCGGTCATGGTCGCACCGCCTTCTCGCCCGTGTATTCCTCCCACCGCTGAACGATCACGTCGCAGTATCTAGGGTCGAGTTCCATCATGTAGCACTTGCGCCCTAGTTGTTCGCATGCTATGAGGGTGGAGCCGGAGCCGCCGAACAGGTCGAGGACGATGTCTCCAGGCTTGCTGCTGTTCTGGATGGCATGTCCACATAGTTCCACCGGCTTCATCGTCGGATGGAGCTTGGAGCTTTTCGGCCTCGGGAACGTCCATAGCTCGGTCAGCCCCTTCCGGTCCGCTCCGTCGTTCAACTTGTTATTGAACGATGACTTGTCGAACCAACCATAGAAACAGGGCTCATATTGTCGATGATAGTTTGCAGGGGAGAGGACAATGGAATCTTTAGCCCAGACTATCGTCGCCGACCAATGGCAACCTGCCTCCACGAGCCATATCCTTGAGCGCATCCCCTGCGGGCCGGACGCCCCCCATTGATAAATGTCCCCGATGCAGAACTCCTTGTATATCGCATATAACGCCTTGCAGAATGATTCCCACTCCTCGGTCGACATGTTGTCGTTCGCTATCAACGACTCCTCGCCCCGCTCGCCATACCAGATGCTGCGCTCCCGCGGCCCTTTGTGCTTGGGATTCTTGGTCGAGCCGTAGTTTACGTTGTACGGCGGGTCGGTGTGTATCATGACCGCCTTCGTGCCGTTCATAAGCTTCTCGACGTCCTCGCGCTTGGTCGAGTCACCACACATAAGTCTGTGATCGCCGAGCTTGATGACATCGCCCGGCTTCGTTATCGGCTCGACGTCATCGTCGAGCGCGGCATCCACGTCGAAGTCGTCCTCCTCCCCCTTCTTCCCCGACTGCTTGTCGCTGAACCCGAAGATGCTCATGTCGAGTTCGGGCAATTCTAGCTTTAGCTCTTGCAAATTGGAAAGGAGCAGATCGTCGTCCC